GTCTCCTTCTTTATTCTGTAGAATGTTTCTATCATAATATTGAAAGTTATCTGCATTGATACGAGCAGTTTCATTACTGTTTGGATTATTATAATACTGAGCATAGAACTGAGTATTATCTACATATTTAGCTTTAATTCTAGCTAGTTCTTTTGCATCGAATCCAAAAGCCTTACCATCTGCTCTTGTTTGTTTAGCCCATAAAAACTCACCATTGGTTTCTACGACTCTTTGAAATAATTCATATACTGGATCGTCTGATACTAACTCTCCATCATCATCATAAAGAGTTTCTTTCATGTTGATCATAGTATCATAAATATCTCTAGGATGATAACGAGTACCAACAACCCATTCATAAGCACCAGGGTTTTCAATGGAGGCAAGCTGTGAATAGGCTGAGGCAACCTTTTCTCTACCATCTTCCGTATAGGCATTACCTGGCACAACAATATCATCCAAGACAACAACATCAGCATGAAAGCCAGTAGTATTACTAGTAAGCCCAACAGCTTTACAAGTAGCATCACGAATACCCTCCAATTTCCTTTGTGGGTGGTCTACTGCAATCTCAGCAACTGCCCATTTCTCACGTTTACCCTCCTCAGGGTTTATCATATCTGACCAATAACGTCTGTATATTGGATTATCTATAATATTCTTAATAGCATATAATTGTTTCTCAGCTAAGTCAGCAGTAGCAGATACATATAGAATAGTTGTTTCAGGATGTTTAGTAATCCACCAAGCTGTTCTATAAGCTACTAACTTAGACTTCATGTGTCCTCGAGGAAGTAATACTAATTGGTTTTGTTTAGCATCTTGACGTTGCCACCATTGTATCAATTCTTCGTGGATAGCCCCCAACATTAAGTGAGGAGCTACTAACTTAATAAATGTTAGGAGATCAGACTCTGCTGCTTCTCTTATTTGATCTAGGCTAGCCTTGCTCATTTAGCACTTTCTTCATAACTAGTTTTACCTTCTTCGTCCATCCAGTCGTCTCCTACAAAGTGAGGTTTAACCCCATTAATCCATTTCTCTATGTTTAAAAAAGCACCTCCTATTGGACCTGTTCTAGCTGAGTGAACAGTATTAGGACCTATAGGTAAAGCAGGATAAGGCATTTTATCTTTAAACATTGTAAAAGGATGGTGATACCATTTATGTTTACGTTTAATGTCTACATCACCTGATACATATACTAAAACAGAATCAGTATTAGGATGAGTATGAGGTACAGACTCTGCATTAGGTTTTAATGCTATTAACTCAACCTGAAAAGGACCTTCTCTATAAAGTATGGTCTCTTGAGCATTTTTAACAAACTTTACTGGATGCTCTGTTGGAGTCTTTAAAGGTTTATGTTCCATCCAATAATTGACAAAGTCATATAAAGGAGTATCTTCATTAATTACCATTGTTAAGCCTTTTTCTTTTTCTTCTTACCCCAGTTGTTTTGCATGTTTTTATAGGCTTTAGCACTTATAGTTGATTTCTTTTTACTTCTGCTAGTTCCTGCCTTCTTACGTTTATTTATGTTTTCTACTAAGCTCATTCTTTATTTGCTCCATTCTGTTTAAACGCTGTTGTTTTGTCATATCAAACCATTCACTTATATCTTGATAGGTTCTATGACATGCTGTACATACATTATCTTTCAAACGACAAACCCCAGTACAGGGTGAGTCTTCTACCACTTAACTTTGTCAGCCCAATAAGCTGCTGACATCTTTCCTTTTGCTATGTTTTTAGCATGACGTGCTTTAAATGATTTCTGTCTTGCTTTCTCAGAAGCAGTTTTAGGATTAGCACCTGCTCCTTTTTTACCTTGTTGACCAAAGCGTATAAGCTTTACTTGATCACCTGATTTAGCAACAACAACATGAGATTTAGTTGGATGACCTGGAGTACGCTTAGGCTTGTTATAACCTGATACTCCTGCTCTTTTTAATCTAGGGTCTTTTTCTTTACTCATAGTAACGTGCTCCGTCTTTGTCTATAATTAATACTTGTCTTCTTGGTTCTTCACCTTCTTTAGGAAATGATATATGAATCCAAGAGTCATATTCTTTAATTAATTGATCAAATTCAATAGATGAACTAGCAAGAACTGAAAATACATCATTGACATCGCCATAACGATCACAAGTAAGATCAGCAGCAAGACCAAGTATATGTCTGCTTGTGCGTTTTGATCCCAAACGATCGTTGAGAGCCTCACACCTAAAGCCACTACTAATATTAATAGGATTACCACCAAGCTTAGTCCTAACATCTTCTAACCCTTTCGCTAAAGTTTTTAAATTCTCTATTTGCTCTTCGTTAGGAGTGTTATCTATTCCGTGTCGTGAAGCTGTTTGAGATCTAGTAAATTCTATTAATGAAAAATGTTCTGATAACTTCATTTAGTTAAGCCTTTACTTTTCTCCCAAGTTCTAAGACCTGCAAGACCAAGCATGGCTAAAGTTAATTCCATTAAAACATCTGTTTGTAATTGTGGTAATACTAAATTAATGCCTTGTAGTGCAAGCACCCACTGAGCCACTGGGGAGACAACAAACACCCAAGCAAAACCAAACCCACTGCACCACCCAAGAAAAGGACGCCAACCACTAACGAAAATACTGCGATGGCTAGCTTCGATTTTATTCGTTTCAGCTTGAGTGAGATTAATCTTAGCTGCATTATCAATAAGAGCTTTTTCAATTTCTTGTTTGGCTTTTTGTTTTGCATTGTTGTCTGGTATAACTTTGTCTAATACAGTTCCTATTAATGGTAAAATAGCGTTAATCATTTGTTCTCCATACAGAACTCATAGCTAGGCATAATAAACCTGCTCCTATACCTGTAACTAATGCTTCTGTTGTTGGTCCACCAAAACCTGATGGATGTAATATAAAATCTGCAATAGCTGTAAAGAATCCAATAACTCCTGCCATAGCAAACTTACTTTTTGTAATATGTTCTTTATCTATTAATATAAATAATATTGTAGCTAATGAAGCTACTGTTCCTACTTGTAGTGCTTTTTGCCAATGATCAAGTGTCATAATAAGTAAATTACCTTGAGTCATAGCAACCATACATGAAATAGTTGATTCACTTAATCGTTTAGAAAATACTGATAAGTATTTTTTCACTTAAACACAATCTCCTTCAGTCGTAACGCAGTCTCCTTGAGAACAGTGTACATTTTTATTGTTTTTAATTGTATAGTTTCTTTGAGAGCGTGGAGTGGATCTCGGATAATTTCGTAAGCCACGAGTATCACACAAATTGAAATCAAATGAAGTATCAAACCCATTTTGTTTTCTCCTTAATAATTGACATAGTCTAGTTAACATTATATATTATGAGCTATAACAGTAATTACAACAGCTCCAAATCCTGCTAATGCTCCCCATATTAATTTGTTTAACATAGCTTCAATACGATCTAAACGAGCATGAATTGTTGCATACCTTTCAGCACATAACTCTTCATGCGATTCCATTTTTTGATTTACTTCATTTGCTGTTGTCATATTAAAATTCTACCCATCCTGTTATAATATATTTGTCTCCACCAATAGGTGGGTTTCCTCTGTGTGTATGTGTATAAGCTGTAGGAAATATTATGCAGTCACCTTTACTTGGTTTGTATCTGTATTGTTGATAAAGAAACTCTGTTTCACCTGCTTCAAACTCATCATTAAGATAAACAGTCCATGTTAATAATCTTTCACAATTATCTCTACTTGTTACTTCACTATGCCAAACATGATAACCTTGTCCTGGCTTGGTCTTTTGTACCTTCATTGTATAAGATTTATGTTGAGCACATGTTTTTAATGCGGCAAATTTATCTGCATACTCTTTATAACAATTTCCCCAAAACACGCTAGTAAATTCATTCATTACTTCTTTTTCTGTATGTCCTAATGGAAGGTGTGGAATAAATGTTGCATTATCTTCTTTATCCATTTTAGAGGCATTATCATGGTCTTGACGATTAAGAGTAAAACCACCTTCTTCTACTGCATTATAATAATCTATAACTTTTTTACAGAACTCATCACTAAATGCTTTTTTGTATACTTGTATAAATTGCATTATTATTCCTTTTCAATATTACTATTAAAAACAATTACTGTTTTTCTTTTATCTGTTTTGTTTATATTTGATTTATGAATTATGTATCCTGGAAACATTAATAAATCACCTTCTTTTGTTTTAATATTATATTCTTTTTTATTAATAAAATCATAAAAAGTAGTTGTTATATTTGTTTCATTCTCTAAATAAAATATATTACTAAAATTTGTATTACTATGAGTATGCCAATTATGATAGTTATTTTTATTATATTGAGCAAACCATATATTATTAGTAATAATCTTTACTATATAGTCATTAAATGATAATTCTTTTTTAATATCTAGCATAGCAGATTTAATCATAGAGTAAAATATATATTTATATTCATGATTACTTTGATCTAAATTAAAATCAGTTTTAGACTCTTTTAAAGTATTATTTATATTAGCTTGATTAATTAATTTTAATAATTTATCTTTGTATTTTAAATAATCATTAATAAATATTTTAATATAAAAAAAAGGTATTGATTTAATTATCATTTAAAATAAGGTCCTACTAGCCATGTTACGCAGCTATATCTAATACCTTTGGTTACAGGTTCAACACCATGCACCATGTAGCTAGGAAATACTAATACAGTTCCTTTTTTCTGTGGTGGATAGTATAAGCTCCCAGTTGCATTTAAAAAGAACTTACCACCTTCATAATCATCATTAAGAAATGCTAGTGCTGTTAACTTTCTAGCTTCACCATGTTGATGAAATGTATCTACATGAGGATTATAATGTCCATTAGGTTTGTAGATTAATAACTCAGTTTGGTTTGTATTAGTAATGTGATATTGCCACCAATAGTTATTAGCATTAAGTCCTGTAGCTGTGAGTGTAGCACCAATGCCTACATTCTGTGGAAGTAATACTCGCTCTGTATCACGAATGTTTTTATCTATATTACCTGTGCCACCACCAATAACTGGAGGTTCTTTAGCAATATTATCTTGTGAGTAAGTATTAATTAAGTTTTCACAGAAGCTGTCAGAAATATGTGCTTCAAATACAGCACAGTCTGTTAATACTCTGTCTTGTTTTTCTGTTTTAGAAATACCTAATGACTCTCGACCATCATATTTCTGATCTGCATGAGGTCCATCAGCATTGACATAATGTAAGAATACTTGAGCCTGCCATTGACCTTCAGTATATTTTTCTCTCCAGTGTTCTACTTCCATGCCACGATACAAAACAGCATCACCAACTTGCATATTTACTTTATTACCTGCCATGTAAATAGACCATATATCACCTTCAAAACCTAATGTAATTGTTGCTGATATTTCACAAGCAGGTCTATCAGTATGCTTCTTTAACTCCTCACCAGGTTTATATAATCTAGCATAAGAGTAAGTAGGGTAAAGACGTTTACCACATGCTTTTTCAAAGTGAGGTAATAAATCTACAAGTAATTGATCAAAGGTTTCTGTTCCATGTATAGCTTCTGACAAAGGACATTGAGAATCTTTTTCTGTTTTTCCTTTTGTTATATAATTATTTAACTCTTGAGTAAGTTCTTTACAATTACCTTCATCTAAAAAACCTTTTAAATGGACGTATCCATTTTTATCAAAATCGTTGGTCACGATTATCCTTTCTATTTATTTAAGAAATACTTTGTTTACTCCAAGTTTCAGTATCCCAGTCCCATTCGTATGCTTCTGTTCGATTACCATCAGCATCAACTGCTAACTCACCTGCTGTAGACTGATCTACTGCTATAGGTAATTTTTTAAATGAAGATAAAATTGGATCATACCAATACATATCAGGTATCACTGTATCAGCACAATCATGCCATTGTAAACTTGAATGTACATTAAAAGTATTAGTAGCATCTACTACTTCTAATACTCTATAGCCTGCATTATCTTTACCTCTTGGCTCGATAGTGCTTACTAATGCTTTTTTTGCCATTTTTAATTCCTTAATTAATATTCAACAATAACAATACCTGCGGCACCTGCACCACCATTAATAGCTGGACGACCACCACCACCGCCGCCAGAACCATATGCTTTACCAGATTGTCCAGGAATAGCTCCACCATTGTCTTGGTAACCACCGCCTCTACCACCAGAGCCATAGTAAGATGCTCCACCTACACCACCGAAGTTAATATTGTTAGGTGAGTATGGACCAAATCCAGATGCTCCGTCACCGCCAGTTGCATTTACTTGACCACCAGTAGCAACGCCACCATTACCACCTAAACCATAGAAACCTGGATTAGATATGAAACCTGTTCCTTGACCTCCTTCACCTCCTGTTGCTGAACAGTATGCACCAAAAGATGAAGTTCCGCCTGTGCCTCCTACAGTACCACTATTGTTACCACGAACTCCTGAAGCTCCTCCAGTACCGATAGTTACAGGAACATTAGTTGCAGTTGGAAAAGGTATAATTTCTATTGCTGTGCCTCCTGCACCTCCGCCTCCTGCACCAATTTGTGCAGCATTAGCACCACCTCCTCCACCACCACCTGCAGCAGTTACAGTTACTTTAACTTTATCTACATTACCTGGATTAGTCCAAGTTCCTGGCGATGTAAAAGTTTGTATATTTGTAAAACCACCTCCTGCAGCAAGAGTAGTCCATGTCATTGTACCATCACCATCAGATGCTAAATATTGACCTGAAGTACCATTACCTGGAACATTAAGTTCAGAAGCCCCTACAGCATTAGCAGCAATAGAATCAGCATTAACTGCATCAGTTGCAATTTTTGCATTAGTTACAGAATCATTTCCTAATTTAGCATTAGTAACTGCTAAGTTATCAATGTCTGCTGTAGCTACTGTATTTTTAGATGCTAATGCTCCGTCTCCAGAATTAACAAATGCTTTAATTTGTGATCCAGTAACTTTCTTACTGGTACCTGCTTCGTTTATCTCAAACTCGTTAGCATCAGCAGCAGCCGATGCAGCAGTCAAGTCTGATATTTTAATGTTTGCCATAGTTTAATAACTCCTCTTCCAAGCTCCGTTAGTGTGTTTATAGATTTTAATATTACCAGTCCATGCTCCATTCCATTTAACATAAGGAAGCATGTCTTTCCAAGATCCTGCATCTTTATAGTAAGGCTGAGAACTAAAGAATGTTTTAGTTGCATCACCTACAATACTAGCTTCTCCAATATTACCATATAAAATTGCAGTAATCCTAGTATCTCCTGCTTCAGTAATTCTAGTATCTCCATTTTCTAAAATACGAGTACCTGTTTCTTCTGCTGAAGTAAAAGCACCCTTAAGTATTTTAATAGCACTAGGACTTAAAGTACCTGTGCCTGTTTTATCAAACAGACCATATTGTATTCTAATACCTACAGAAAGTTTAGAACCTTGTGTTGTTAAACTTGATTCTGCTAATTGATTTCTATAACCTATAGCAGATACAGCTCCTGCACTTACAAGACTAACTGTAGGGAATTGAATCCTTGTACCAATTCCTAATTTACTACCTATCGATTGTAAACTACTAAATACAAGACTTGTTGTATTAGGATAAATAGTAGTACTTGCTTCACCTAATAATAATACTTCTGCTTGAGATCTACCTGTACCTAAAGGAGCTAGTGTAGCTGTCCCTGTTAATGAGCTAGCTCCTGAGTAGTTCATAGTAACTACATCAGCTATAGTACCTGTACTATTAAATTCACTATAACCAAATACAGTTCTTTCTGCTGCTGATATTTTAGAACCTAAAACATCTAAATCAGAAAAACCATACTTAGTAATTAAACCTACAGAACTTGTACTACTAGAAGCTGATACACTTGCAAAAGCTTCTACAAAGTTTTCAGTAATTCGAGTGTCAGACGACTGCGTAATACGAATGTCGCCATTTTCGAGTATTCGAAAGCCGTCTGCCATTTATATTTCCTTAAGCTATTGTAAGGTCAATGTTACCAGTTGAGAACTGTAATGTGTCTCCATCGTTAACAACTTTAGATGCTGTCATAGAACCATGCCATAATAGGTTACCTGCTGATGAAGCATCAAAAATACCAATGTGAGTAATTGTACCCCAGTTACCACCTGCTGCAGTAAATGATACATCACCAGTGTTAGATGTTGTACCACCTGGTGTTGAAGCTGCTGCAAAGGTTACTGCTTCACGAGCATAACCTGAACCTGATACTTCTGTACCACCACCTGCATCTGAAGGTGCTGCTGTAAATAATCCTACGTACCAAGCTGTAGGTCTAGTTGCAGATCCAGTTGTCATCATCCAATCTAATAACAATTTCTCTGCGTGGTCTGATAAAGCTGCCATGTGTTAAGTCTCCTTATTAAGTAATTGTAAACCAAATATCACCATCAGAACCACCTGAAGGTGCACTAGTGCTAACAGTAACACTCTGAGTGATACTGGTATAATTATTGTAAATAGTATTCATTTGTGCTAAATAGTCAACACCATTTACTGTTAAACTTGTAGCTGACAATCCTCCTGCATTGAGGATGTCATAGTTGTTCATATCAAGATTATTTTCCATCTGATTAGCTTCACCAGATGTATTATTTCTATATAATACTTTATTATTAAATTCGTCTTCTATTTGGTTAAAACTAGCGTTTAGTGCTGTAGTACTAGCGTAACCTGATGAAATGTCACTAACTGTAATTTTAGCCATTACGTTTCCTTCTTGCCTCTTTTGTTAAATTAGTTTTAGCAGAAACAACTCTTAAATTCTTTCTACTGTTAGAACCACCTTTCTTGAGTGGTTTCTTGTGATCTACTTGTCTTGGATCACCTACTTTTAATCCCATCGCTTTACGAGCAGCATTACGCTTAGCTCGATCTTTAACTCTGTTTGGTTTCTTTTTCTTTTCCCAAGAGAGCTCTTTTTTGTAATCTCGTTTGCCTTTGGTCATGTATGGCATTATGGATATAGATACTCGGCACCATTGGTGTCAAAGTATTCCTTCATTAAGTCATTCAAAGATTTCTTAGAAGAAGAAAGATCTGTTTGTAATGCTACACGAAGACCATCGTTATATTCTGTTGGATAACCATTAGTAGCACAGTAAGCTATAAATGTATCCTGTACTGGAAACTTCATCATTTCTTACTCCCTTCGACTACTTTAAGTCCAATTCGTTCCATGTCATCATTGAGTTCTTTAGTTGCACCTGCTTGGATCTTACGTTCACGTTCTAGTTCTGCTTTAGAAGGACGACCTCGCTTAGAAACGTAACCTTTGTCGGCTAGGTACTTTGCAGCATTTATACCTTTAGCATCGTTATCACGAGATGCAAACATCATGGCTTTCAGAGCTTGAGCTTTGATACGCACATCTAGTTCATCTCTCCAAGACTGGATGTAATCTTTGAGCATCTTAGACTCTACGATCTTTAACCAATGGTCCCAAGACCCAAAAATATCTGTGGCGAACTCATACTCAAATCCTGGGACATGGTCATAAGTTAAGTATATCTGTTTTAAAGAAGGGTAGACTTTGCCTTCTTTTTCTACATCATGGGGTTTGAGCGTGAAAACAGGTTCCACATGATCTGCAGAGAATTGACGAAATTCCCAGAAGAGACTGATGGTCTTGAATTGACCATCTGAAGTCAACAGATGCTGTTTGTATTTGTTAATGTCCATGAGAGTGATATACTTATTATTAGAGTCTACCTTAATAGTATACCACAACTTTTAAAAAAAGTCAAGTATTATTTGATTAGTAACGAGGATGGATGTCTGACATCGACAGACAGACTATTCGCCTCAAGAATATATGTATAATATATTTATATTAGTTATATGATATAATAATATAATTATTTAATTAATCTTTATTACATAAATATTGTAGCATACTTCTCAAAGAAAGTCAATACTTCTCTGATTTAAATTACTTATCACCTCTAGTAAGCGAGCTTATGCGAGCTGTGGGTTGCTGCGTAAGCAGCTAGCGAGCCCGATTTAGTCATTAACAGTGATCGCTAGATCGCAATCTGATGTCAATGATCACCCTGATCTCAGGAATTTCTGTTAGAAATTATTTAGTTGTAATACATATATACGGACACACCAGTATGTCCCCCTTCGGGGGGTCTGTTCTATCCGACCTGTCGGTCGGTCATGCGATTTCATTATATAAAAACATATAATATAAAAAGATATAATATAAAATTATATATTGACATGGATAATTATTTGTTGCATTGGTTATAAATAATACTTATCACACCTAAGTGTTTGATAAATAAAAGCTATCAGTATTTTTGAGAGCATGAATTCAAATATAATTCAAACACCGAACCCCTTATAAATCTTGATTAATTTACTGATAAGTTTTACTTATTAAAATGTCAAAGATCATAAGAAATATAAAATATACTTTTGATAAAAAAAAGCGTAAAGTTTTATTCATGGCAAGGGGGTTTAAACACTTTGACCATGTTGCAAAAAAACAACATTAACTTTAAAAGGGGTATAAAATGACAACATTAAACTTACATGATATTAAAGAAGTTATTATTACTGAAAATGCAGAGGGTAAGCACTCACAGCATCGAGACATAGTTTTTTTAGATGATGATGCAAATGAAGTTTTTGCAATCAATGTTTTTTCAATTGATAAAGAAAATGGTATTAATATTCGAATGGTTGCAGATGATAGTTTTATTAATTGGCAATTCGAGAACAGAAATAAATAATTTTAACACGGGGGTGTTTAAACGCCCCCTTTTTTAAAGGGGTAAAACATGAACAGAGAAACATATTTAAACAACTTTATTGACACTTTCGCATTAAATCTTTTTGAGAAAAAAGGTTATGATTTAAAATCAATTCGAGATAACATCAAAGTAAGCAATTCATTGACTGGTCGTAAAACATGGATAGGTGTGCATTACAGCCCTCAAGTTTCAGAGGGGGGTTATAATGAAATTTTTATAAGTCCTATGATTTTTGAAAGTAAGCAAGTCTTAGGTACTTTGATCCATGAGTTAGTTCATGCCATGGTTGGAAATGATGAGGGACACAATCATGTGTTTAAACGCTGTGCTGTTGCTGTTGGTTTGACTGGTAAAATGACAGCCACAACAAACAGTGAATGGTTAGATGAACAGCTAGAGAAATGGATAGAAGTCAACGGACAATATCCACATAAGAAAATGAATCTTGAGGGTAAGAAAAAGCAAACTACACGCTTATTAAAATATGTTTGCACAGATACAGCTCTGAACCCTGACACAAACAAACTTGAGCAAGGTTATTTTAATGTGAGAGTTACTCAGGGAGTGATCGATAATTTTGGAGAACCTATTTGTCCATGCTGTAATGAATCAATGGTTCATGAAGCCGAACAGATCGAAAATAAACTAAGAGAAATATTCGAGGGGGAGACTGTTTAAACACAGTCTCTTATTTAAAATATAAATCACGCATGATTGTTTTTTGTGATAGATTATTAATTGTAAATATTTAAAAGGGGTTTTAATTATGAAGCATACACTAGACACTTACAGAGTAGTTTTTAAAAGAGATGTAGATTCTTGGCACTGTTCAAGAGAATTTGTAAAAGCTAAAACACATTTAATGGCACAATGGAAAATTCAAGATAAGTTCGACATCTCTCAGAATTTGATTATGTCAATATCTTTATGGAGGAAAGCATCATGAAAGATTGGTTGAAGTGGTTTTTATTAATGCTAGGCAGTTTCTTTTTTGCTTGGTTGTTAATGGTGAAATTGGCAGAGCCTGAGTTTTGGATTTTAGGTTACATCTATTTATTCTCAGGGTTCTTTTTTGCAGTCGTAACAGCATTTTCATTTATTACTAAGGAGGAAATATAATGGAATCTACTACATTAGGAATCGTTGACACATTGACAAGGTTTAGATTTATTGACGAGTTCAAGAAGATCAGACCTGATAATTTTTCGCATGAGGGTTTACATGCTTTATTCGAATACTTCGAGGATTTATCTCATGATATAGGGCAACCGATCGAGTTTGATCCGATTGCGATATGTTGCGATTACAGAGAATACGAATCGTTTAAACAACTTCAAGAAGACTATCCAAACATTGAAGACTTTGACCAGTTATTTGATGCAACTACTGTTATTAGTCTTGCAGAGTCTGATGGTTTTATTATTCATCAATTTTAGGGGGGAGAGCTTCGGCTCTCTCTATTTTTTTGCGAGTCGGTCATATGGTAAACAGCAGATACTCGCTGACAAAGGGGAAAATTATGAAATTAAGTTTAAGTGAAGTTTTTGAGTTATATGAGAACAACGAGAATTCAGGGTTATCTTGGAAGGGATTAGTTCTTAAAGCATTGAGTTATAAGGATATTTACATTTCGGTTCATGATAGCATGGAGTGGGTTGTAAGTAAGTCAAGAAACCTGAGGGAGATTGTGGAAGCAGTCGAGTCTGTTGATGGTAGCTCTCTTGCTTTTTGGTCAACAAAGAAAGCAACAAAGAATATGTTTGACAAAGACAGTGAGGAAAGGCACAACATGGCATACAAAGGTATGAAATATTGGTTGCTAGGCTATGCTGATATTATTCTGTTCAATGACTTGGACGAATCAGTATCAGATTACACATACAATGATTATATGGAATTGCTAGTTCGCAATCCAAACTACAAGGAGAAGATTTATGGCTAAGTTCAAAGCAGATGTAAATGTTTACTTTTCAAAGCAAGTAACAATCGAGGTAAACGCAGACAATGAAGATGATGCTGTTGAGGGTATCAAACAAGGAGATTACGATGACAAGATCGATGAGGCATTACAAGGTAATGACTTCAGAATAGAGACAGGTTATTGTGATGAATATAATTTAGATTACATAGAGGAGGTTGTTTAAACATGATGAATACTTTAAGTTGTCCTACATGTCAATATACTTTACATGGTGATGAACCTGAAATAATAACAGTATGTGATATTTGTAAGTTAGTTGACGAGGTAGCTAGTTTATCTGTATCTGATTTATGGAAATTTATAGATGGACTAAAAGCTAAAGAGTCAGAGGGTTTATATAATTATGATGGAATTAAATCAAGAATTAAGTTTTTAGAGGAGGATGTTTAAACATGGGCAGTAGATTATATGAGATAGAAACTTACTGTGCTTTTTCTGATACATGGGAAAACTGTTGGAGAGATGATGAAGATACTCCAGTCAAGTTTAAGTCGAAGCGTGAGGCACAAAAGACTTTAGACTTATTCTTACAGGAAGAGCAAGAAGCGTTTTATAGGGGTTACATCGAAGAACCTTATTTCCGTGCTGATTACAGGATAGTGAGGACAGACAATGCAAAAGAGTAATCACATAAACGATAAGGTTATTTATGAAGTATTTGATCTAGTATCAAATGAGTCGATTGGTTTTATTAAATCGCTGACTTATGAGGGTGCAGTAGAGGAAGCGTTTAAACGATACAAGAGACCAGTTGACATTTGTTATCACGATAGTTACACTGAAGACTTAAGGAGGAATATAAAATGAAATCACAAAACGATTTATATCATGGAGATGAACACATCACTGATAAACCACAGAGGTATGTAGTTCGAATGAGTGAGGTAGTCTCTTATGAAGTAGAGGTCGAAGCATTTGATGAAGAGGAAGCCCAAGAGTTAGCTATTCAAGAGTTAGTTGATGATTACAACGGAACATATGTAGTCGATCAAACAGGATTTCAAACTGATAGGGTAGATATAATTCAAGACATTAAAGTAGGAGGAACAGACTAATGAGTTGCGATCCAAACAAAGAAGATATTTTAGATGCTCTTTACGAAGAAGCACATGAGTTTTATACAAACGATGGTTTTATTGGAGAACAAGCGTGTATTCTCGCAAGACAAGATGCTATGTATCGTTACGAGAATGGACTTTTTAATCAAGGAGACTATGATGAAGACTAGAGAAGAAGAAATAAAAGAAATGCAAGAACAAGAAGAGAAAGCACAGAAGTGGGTGTATGGAATTATGGTTGTATGTTTTATTCTGATGTTTGTATTTATGATTTTTGATGCGAAAGCACAGACAATCATCATGCCTGATGGAACAATCATACAATGCACGACAGATTCGACAGGTATTACAGTCTGTATTTGACATTGTTTAAACAGTATGGTAGATTTTAAATATCTTGTAGTTGATTTCGAAGGTGAGCCACTCAAGAAGTTTTATGGCAAAGCTGATGCTGAGTGGTTCATCAACGATAA